TTTATTATTTCCATATTTTCAATCAAGTAAACACCGACTGCAAAACTAATTTTAACTGGCAGGGTGTATTTTTCACCCTGCACAGAAAAACTAATTTCGTCTGATTCCGGCATTAAAATGTCTAAATCAAACTTTGCCATATTATGCAAACGCTCCATTGTTACTGTAAATGTAATCACTGTTATAAAGTGAATCTCTATAACATTTGAAACTTACTGCAGAGGAAAGCCGCTTGTCACCGCCTGAATCTTTGCCATAATCAAAAGATTTTCCTTTCGTTAGTTGACATTTATACCCAGTGAAAACAAAAGGTGTAGCAGTAGCAGACGCTTTAGTAGTTATGCGAATCATAAAAAATGGAACAACACTGTTTTTTCCTGACTTGTATGTTACACTTGCTGCAGGGGTTACAGTATATGTAACTACAATTGAATGGGCTGAACTATAAGCAGTACCCGCTACAAACACAATACCCCATTTAGAACCGTTTTTAACTATGTTATAGTCATCAACTGCTGCATAACTTGTAACATTACCTACAACACTTGCAACTGTCGGAATTAGTCCACTTGCATTTTGATATTCAAATTCATACCAAACACCTGCAGACGTGCCAATTAAAGTTTTAGTTTTTTCAACTGCCTCAGCCGCTGTTACCGTCTTGTCATCAAGTGAACCACGCAAAATGTCCCACATATCTTCAGACAAGGTTGAATGTGCATTAAACTCACCTGTTACGGCTTGATCAGAAAGCGTTTCAATTGCCTCTGCGTTATCACTTTCTTCTTTTACAAATTCAAGTGCTTCAGCTACTTTAATACCGCTTGCACTGCCAATGTCCAACCATGATGGATTTGCTCCATACGTTGCAATTTCAATTTTGCCGCTGCCTCTTAAAAGCAAAGACTCATTTACTGTACTATTATAATACATTTTTATTTTTCCTCTTTATTTGTTTAATCAGTCCATTCAGGCGTTTGATAAATAACTTGTATATTTATTGCACATCCTGCATAAACCTTGTTTTCTTCAGTTACTATTAAACTATCACCTAACCACTTACAATTAACAACATTATCAGACCATGCTATAGTACCTAATGCTTTATAAACATCAGCCATTATTACACGCAATGTAGCCGCTGCCGTCTTACCTGATTGTAAAATATCTATCTCAACATTTAACGCTTTAGTAATTAACGCTCTTGCATTATCTGCTGTTTCAATATCCTCAATCGGGTTACAAGTATTATCTCTAATCTGTATGCAATCAACTGTAGACGGGTCTGCATAACATTTCCAATCTGTTACAATTTTATATGAATCAGTTTGAAAACCATCAGCCTTTTTGATTTTCTGTAGTGCTGTTGTAATATCATCTATAATTGTCTGTCTCATTCAGTAACCTGCACACGGGAAATTCCATCAATGTCATTCCTGATAAATGAAACAGTATAATCTTTTGAATTATATGTTATAGTATCATCAACTTTCATTCCGGTTATCTCTGCAGTAATTGCTGTAATAATAATTTCATAACTTGATAACGTTACACCGACTAATGAAGTATCTTTTTCTTGATACTCTAAATAACCGTGTATAACTTTTCCTGTACTGCTGTTTAATGCAGTCCATGTCATTTCATCAGCATCAGCAAATAGTATTGAAGTGTTATCTATCATGTTTTTGTTTTTCTTGTTTTAGAATCAGGGGCTTTTCAGCCCCGTCATCTTATATTAAAGTTAGGCTAACTGTTATGAGTATTGTGCATCAGTTATTTTAGTGAATGCTGCAGGTGTGCGCACTTGAACATCAGCAAGAGCAGACGCCGTAATACGAACTTGTGCTTTATTAGCAAGGCTAATTGCATCAACAATCAATTCAATACCTGCACCCCAGAAACCTATGTACGCCTCTGAAATATCACCGAAAATGATTTTACCTGTTGAGGTAGTAGTAGTCATCAATGAAGACAGTGCAAGGTCATAACCGTTAACCATTCCATTTTCAGAAATAAACACAGCAGTACTTGCAACTTTAGCAGTATTTTTCAAAAATCCGCCGATTGCGGGGGCTGTAATGTATTTAAGTTTAATAGGGTTAGCATTGTTTCCAAGTACTTTGCTTTCCATGTTTACAAGGTGACTATTTGCAAGAGTAGTGCCACAAGTAGTTGCAACTACACCAGTATCAGCAAGAATTTTAGCAAGAAGCATTGACTCAATTTTAATAGGAATCATTTTCAACATGTCATTAGCTATAATCTGGTCAAGATTGCCGCCGGACTGTGCCAAAAGTTGTTTAGAATAGAGTGCTGAACTTGCTATAACCTGAGGGGTCAACGTACATGCAGAAAAAGTACCATCAGTTTCAGAAACTGCATTACCCTCTGATTGAACATTAGCCGCAAAACTTGAATCTATACGTGGGATAGAAACAACACCCTGAAGACCTGTTAGCACCGTGCAGCCTGCTGTAACAGAACTTGAATAAAGGGGGCTGATAACATCAGATGACGTTACATTTTTAACAACACCTTCATTACCGCTAACTGCAAGAGTACGCAGAACTTGATACGGCACATAAAGACCACCACGCTGTACGCCTGATTTTGCTGCTGCATAGTCCATCATTTCACGTTCATATTTTGCGCCGCTATAATCACCAGTCATCTGTGCGTTAATTGCACGGGAAAGGCTAAACGATTTAATATCAGAATCAGAAAAATCTGATTTAGCTGTAGACGTTACAGGTGATTGACGTTTTTCAATTTCACCCAAGACTGTTGCACGGAATGATTCTACAGAATCACCTTTAGCTTTTGCAGCTGTTGCAATTTCACGGATTCCGGTAATAGTTGAACTAACATTACCAGAGGCAATAGCGTCAATTTCGCTAATGCGTTTAATTTCTGTTGAGCGGGTCTGCATAATTGCCTGTTCACGTTCTGCATCACTAATAACAGGTGCAGAAACTTCTTTAACTTCGTTTTCCATTGCTTTGTTTTCCTTTTTTGTTTGTATTTTCAATTCTCTATTTATTCCTACTGTACTATCAGCCGGAATACTACAGACACTAACCTCAAAAACTGAAAGATGATTAACAACTATACCTGTGTCTGTTTCTGTATAATCGTCAATTGTGTATCCGAAAGAAACCCCTGCCGGAAACGTATCATCTAAAATATTATTATAAATTTCATCACCAATACCACGTTTATTGAATACAGCCAAGCATTCAACCCTTGAACCCGTTATTGTTGCTGATTTTATTTTTCCTAAAACTAAATCTGGGGAGTGGTTCTGCAGCAATGGCATCACACCATTCTGCACCCGTGAAAGGTCTACAGATTGTTCATTTATTGTTAGTTTCTCTGTACCAAAAGACTGCATAACTTCCTGTTCACTTGCAAAAGAAAGTTTTATCGTGCGTTCATCTTTGTTAATTTCTTTTGTATCAAGTGAAAACTGTCTAAAAAACTTCTGTCCGTTAATTTGTCTACTGACTGTCTGTTCCATTGTTTGTGTTCCCGCTGTTGCTATTTATGTTTTTATTTTTCGTGTAAATCTCTGAAAGGCTAATATTGTATTTTGCTGCTAATTCATTTTCCCGCTGTCGCTCACTCAATATTGTTTCTAAATCATAACCCTGTTCAGATAAAACTTTAGTTAGTGTTGTTGTATTATTTTGTAATGCCGTTTCAATTGCAGCAGCATCTTTTGCTGGGTCAATCCACGGGTAACTGCGTGGGCGGTATTGTGCTACAGAATATTTTTCTATTTTCTGATACGGTAAAACGATTTTACCATCCGTTAATGTTCCTGACAGTAAACTCATTTCAATAAAATATAAATATATAGGTTCTAAAACATTATCAATTAAAATGCGTGAAAACATTCTAAATTGTTCTCTGTCTGATAATGCACCCCACCGCAAACTGCTATATGTTACACTGTTAAGGTCACTAAATAAATCGTTATATGACAAATTCATTCCTGAAGCAATGTCACGGGAAAGAGATTTCACAAACTCTGAATAATTATTAGATGGGTGTGAAGGGTCATACTTTTCTATTCTACACCCTGCTGGTAATTGCTGAATTGAACCACCCTCAATTACTATTGATTGTGCTGTTGCATCTTCAGATTGACCCCTATATTTAGACGCTCCTGCAGAATCCTGTACAATAAAACCTTGTGTTCCCGATGATATACGGGCATTGACTAATTCTAAATATTTGTAATGTTTAAGGTCTAACAATTGTGATAAAATCGGAGCAATTAACGGAACACCACGCAACTGGTCTGGCTTGTTCTTAATGTAAAAATGTATTATTTCATTTTCTGTTAATCTAATACGGGTTAATGGCTGCATTGAATTTGATTTAGGATTTCTACTATATACATAGTATGCAACTGGTCTACCAAATTCATTTAGCTCAATACCGTTAACAATATTGTTTGCAGGGTCATTATACTTAACGTCTACAAATTCAGTTGGGAGTAATTGCAATTGTATTTGAAATTTTCCAAACTTTTTCCCTCTATAAATACGTATAAAACATTCACCATCGGTAACTAATGATTCTACTAACACACGTTGAACGTCTACCCATGAATATGAATTATCAACTGTAGGATATTTACTCCATGCTGCAAAACATTTAGAAATAATATTATTTGCAATACTATCTAATGTGCCGTTAGTATCAGTTGAACGTGGTGCAATACCAATACCCTGACTGCCAACAACATTAGCTGATAACAGTTTACATAGTTTATTTATTGTGCCGTCATTTAATGCTAATTCCCGTGAACGTGCTACTAATTCATAACCCTCTGCAGCTACTATATCAGATGAAGTTCGGTATTCACCCTTATATGGTGACAAGCGTCCAACATTAACACCTGAGTAACCACGTTTTGTTAATGCCTGTTTTTTTCGTTTAACTGTTTTTACTGTTTTTGTTTTTATCATTTTGTATTTATCTATCTAAAACATATTAGGACTGGTTTAACACCGACATTTCCACGTTTCATACGGCTGTCGATTTCTTCTAATTCAATTTCCTGTAGCAGATTATCACGTTGTTTTAACAATTCTGTTAATGTAATTCTTTGTGTAGTTCTGCCAGCAATAGTTATGGTTAAAAATCCTGCTGCTGAACATGCTAAAATCTGTTGTTCAACTTTTGCCAGTGCTTGTCTTGCAAAACTTAATGATTGAGCTATTCCGGTTGACGTTGTTAAAAAATCTGCTTTAACAGTTAGGTTAAATTCATCTAAAACAATTCTGACTGAATTATCATTAACATATAGATACACTACATAGTCACCTGCAGCAAGTTCTGCTGTAGGAATTGAAACATTATACCCAAGATTATTTACTGTTGCTGTACTATCAAGGCTGCCTGTATTACCACGCACAGCTACATATAATGTATTATTACTTGCAGGGTATGCTGCATAGTTTACAATTTCGTTTATTGTATCGCCTTTATAAACTGTATATGTCATTATTTACTTACCATCTTTGAGCTGTGCCCCATCCGCTGTTGTTATTTATTATGTTTAGTTTCTGTTGCGGTCTAATCTGTTCTTTTTGTTGTTCTGTTTTTATTTCGCCTGTCGGCTGTTGAATGAGATTGTTTTTTAACCATTCATAATCAGGGTCTAACATATTGACTGCAGCTAATGAGTACACAAAACAGTCAATAGCTTCATTTCTGCCTGTTGACTTCCATACCCGTGTATCTCTGCCAGCACGTTTAACTATTGATAAATATTCCGCTGTTAGTTCTGTGAAAAAGTTATGATTTAATGTATCTGAAAAATGTATATACCCTGAACCAACATCATTTAGTTTTAATCTGCTATATATTAACGCTTTTGCTGTGTCTGTTCCTATATGAACCAATCGCACACCGTTAGCATTTCTATTTGTTGCTATTGACTGTAATGGTTGACCTGTTTTGCTACTTCCTTTAATCGGGTAAACTAATCTATTTTCTTTATCTCTGCAAAAATCATAAACTGCTGTTGTATAATGACCGCCTGAATCTATAAACGCTGCTGCAATATTTAATATTGTGCCGCTTGCATGAGTATATTTTTTCTGTAGTAGTATATCTAACTTTTGCCACACTTCAGGGGTTGACAGTAGACCTAAAATAGTTTTGTAATCTATGACAAAACATTCTTCATTGTCACCCCATGCCGTTATAATGACTGCTAATCTATCGTCTTGAACGTCAACACCTGCTGTTATGACTACAGCATCAGACGGTATTACATTATTAAATATTTCTCTGCGTTCATATAGTGGGCTGGGGTCTGTTTTATCTGCCGTTTCTTCCCATGTTTCAGCTAAACTAACATTAACAAACGTGCGTAAAAGTTCTTTATTGCCTTTTGATTTCATAAAATCATCAACCATTTTCTGCATAGTTGACCACGGGCTGTAAAGTTCATTCAACCAAAAGCCTGCAGCGTTTGTAAATTGTGCTGTAGCTTTCCATGTACCTTTTACTTTGATTTCATTATCTGTTAAATGTTGTTTGCAATGTTCACATTCATAAAAGGGCTTTATTAAATTACCGTTTGCATCTTTGAAAATGACATTAGACCATTTTAGTATTTGTTCATGGTTGCAATATTTGCACGGTATATAATATTTTCTTTGATCTGACTTTAGATATTCTTCTTCTATTACACTTGAACCCTTTACTGTAGGTGTTGAACATATAAAATGTTTTCTGTCAAAATATGTTTGTGTACGTTTACGGGTTAATGCTAATGGTGAACCCTCTTGACCACAATCTAAAGCCCATCTGTCAATTTCGTCTGCAATAATATATTTAACGGGTCTTGACGCTAATGATGCAGGTGAATTTGAACCTGCTAAATTTAATGCACCACCTAAAAACTTTTTAGAAAGTGTTGTATTGCTACTGTCTCTGCTTCGTGGTTCTTTAACCTTGTCTGTCAATGTTGGACAGTCCCTCAACATGGGGCTGATTCTTTCTTTTGAAACACTTTCTGACATTGTTATTGTCGGGTTAATGTAAAGGACAGAGGCTGGTGCACAATCTATAATGTAACCTAAACAATTTAATATTGCCTCAGTGCCGCCGATTTGTGCAGATTTCATAAAAACAATTTCTTCTACAGTAGGGTCATTAAATGAATCCATTATTTCTTTGAGGTACGGCGTTCTGTCTGTGTGCCATCTGCCAACTTCAGCACTTGATTCTGGTGACAATACCCTAAACTGATTTGACCATTCACTAACTGTTAATGATAAAGGTGGCTGCAATAGTTTTAATGTATTTTGTATTGTCTCTGTTATCATTTACCACTGTGCTTTCGTTTTCTGTTTCTCTTTTTATCGTTAATGATTTCTGACAATTCAGCTAAATCAATTTCAGCAAGTTCTTTTAATACTTCATAAATATTCTTTTTAATTTTTTCTTCACATTCTGCAGCAGTCTTGTTTGCTAATAGTGGTGCTGTCTTTTTCGGTATTGCTAACAATCTATTTTTAATTGTCATTATTACCTTTGACCATGCAGCCTGTGCATCTTGCACGGGTATTAACTCATTTTTAACCTGTGCTAATTCAAGTTCTAAAGAATCCGCTTTCAGTTTTATCAGACGTTTATGGTCATCTGATTTTTTAGTTAGTAACTGTTCTTTATATTTTATATATGCCTGTACGTTTGAATTGAGGTCATATTTATTATTAGAATCTTTAGTAAATACATCTGAATCAGTTAATGTTTGAATCGTTTTAGTGGTTATTCCTAAAATGTTAGCAAGGTCTTTTTGTATGATTTCCATATATCCTGAATAGAAACGAAGTTAATATTTATGTTTGCACCCTACAGGAATCGCACGCTGCCCTGCACCCGTCCGGTCTGCCCTGCCGGACAGTACCTTGTCGCCTAACGTTTATTAGGTGTCACTATGATCTTTTCAAATATGATTTGATTTTATTATGTATGATAGTATCTGCATTGTCACTAACTGTCTGTTGCAATACTTTAGTCACCCACTCAGAACGCAGTAATAAACCTATTGATAGTTTATATATACTGACTAATGCTTTACCGTGTCGGATAAATCCAAGTGTCTTACCGTTTTTCATTGTAGCAAAAAAGGCATGGGCAATTGATTCTTTACTGCCTCTTGTAACCTCTGCTGTTATTCCTGTCGTTGTTTGTCTGCTCTTGAAGGCTGCTATGTTACGGGAACGAGAACTGGCAGTTATGAACGCTTGTGTTCCTGTTACTCTATAAGATATACCTAAATCAGATTTTTTAATGTTGTACTGTTTATATAGTACATCTTTTATCTGTGTTGTTGATTTACGTGTTAGGTCTGTTAGTGACTGTAATATTACTTTTTTATGTAGTTGTTCTGGTAAACTCTGCAGATAGTCTAATGCAGGTTTTACATCAACTTTAATTCCTGTTGTTGCCATTCTATATTTATATGTTATCCATGAGTTATTAAAAGGGGTGCAGACCCATACTACTTTCGTTTCGTACAGGTCTGCAATGTCAATTAGGGGGAGTATTTTTGTATCTCTATATATAGTTATATGACATACATTTAGCAATCGGAACAAAATATTGAACTTTTTTTACTCATTCACATATTTTTTTATTGTTTCGGCGTCATTATAACTACATACACTAATAAAACTTTTAATGTCATCAATCCTAAATCCGTTTGATAAAACAGTGGGTGTAGGTTTTATATATTGTGCTGTTTGATATTCTCTGATTATACGTCTGGGCAATCCACGCATTCTTGCAAACTCTGCCTGAAGCTCCTCTTTTATATAAGAATAAGCAAACGTGCTAAATGCGATATGACTATGTTTAATAATGTCGTATTTAGTTAACGCCGTACATAATGCTAACGCTCCAGAGTTTAGAGCGTCTTCTTTATCTTGATAGTCCCAATGTCCTGACAGTTTTTTAATAATAGGCTGCATTGCCTCAATGATTGCCATTTTAGCCTGCTGACTGCCTGACTGTGCATCATGTATTACATTTAGTGGTATTACATTTAGTGGTATTATAATCATTATTAGTAACCCTTGTAATTATCATTAAAATATGTTCTAACAAACTTTTTAATTCTTATAAGTAAATAAAATGATTTGAAACTTGCCGCATATCCCCAAGATATAAAAGCCCATTTACGATCTATTAAAATTATATTCCATGTTTTCATTGTGTTATGTCCTGATTTGAAAATAGTTGCGCTCCCATACGGGAACTAATGGCAGGTGTACATATTAGTTATCGGCGTTAAGCCCTGTATGGTGTTCTTTGTGCAGTCCTCTGTAACGCTTCAGCAGCCTCTACAATCGACGCTGCACGGGCTTTTAATTCACTTGCACACGTTTCTAACTCCCTGCGTGAACCTAATTTGTAACCCTCATTACTACTAACTACAGGTGCACCTGTTTCTCTCAACTGGTGAATAATGTCCCTGATTTCAGCCTCACTGATTTTAATATCAAGATGATCTATAATGGCATGTCTCAATGTCCGATTGTTTAACCATGCATCAGGGTGATTCTCAAAACTGTTTTGTAATGTTTCTTCTACAATTTGTTGGGGAGTTAAGAAAAATATTCCCTGCTCTGCTTCACGTAATTCTAATAGTGTTGATTTTCTCATGTTGTTAACCTCTATATTAAAAGAAATAACTTATATTGATAATTCTTTAAGTAGCCGTTTTAATTTTTTTATTCATTGCAGTAATATTTCAAATTGTGAATTGCTTTGTTAAATTGAGAACAAACAGAAACGACTGAACGATTAAATAGTTTAGCCATTTCTACCTGAGAATATCCCTGAAGCGTATAATCAATAGTTCGTTTTTGATAGTATGTTAGTTTGTCAATGTGCATAGATAAAGTTAATTTGTCCTCAATACTCCCGTCATAATAATTAGTACTATCTAAATGATTATCCTGTAACATATCCAAGTAAGTACTTGTATTATCATCATTAGTACATATAGCATCTAACGGAAATAAATCAGTTTGATTCTCCTGTTTTCTACTTCCTGTCATTTTTCGTAGTTCATCGATTAGAGTATATTTAATTTTGATATTAGCCCATGAAGAAAATGAAGTTGTGTTATTAGTATCATAACTATCTGCAGCAGCAATTAACCCCAAGTAACAACTTGATAATATATCATCATACTCATGGTAATCCTTATAAGTTCTTGTGTATGACATTTTAGCTATTTGTTGAGCTAAACCAATATGCTTTGTAATTAGTCTGTTACGTTCTTGCAGGGTCATTAGTATTACCTCTGCATAGTTCTCGACAATATGTATTGAAAGTGTGTAATGAATTGTTGATATTTTTTGAAATAATGCAAAATAAAATATAATTGCGTAAACAATAACCGAAACTTAATCTTAATACTATATTGCACCTACGGTGCATTGGCTGAAAGAAGAGTGCACTTGTGCACGATTCTTTCTCTTCTCTTCTCTTCTCTTGTCTTCTCTCCCTCTTCAGTTCTTATTAAATATATAAATGTTTTGGCATAGGAATTATAGAAGGGGTATTATAGAAGAGGGATTAATAGAAGAGGGATTATGTAGCAGATTGCTACCGGTGTCGGTAACATATTGCTACCGGTGTCGGTAACATATTGCTACCGGTGTCGGTAACATATTGCTACCGATGGGGTGACAAATTGTCACCACGGGGCTTTAACATGCATTATTTTAGCAAAATAACCTATGTACCTATTATATAGGGTCTTACCTCTTCTTTTCAGCCTCATATCTATTAGTTAGACGATAAAATTGTTTATTATTCTTTTTTTATACAAATTTATCTTTTTTTACATAATCCCCTTTATTTTTCTGAACATTAGTATATATTTTAACTAATGGGGGTCGATAATTATTAGAATTGTTTCAAGAAGTAATAGGATTAAAAAGAACGTCACACATCTTTTTAACCCTGTAACGGGTGAACCCTGTATATAATGCGTGTGAACCAGCCATGAAAATGTCTGGGCATTGTATACGGGGTTTTTTATTTGCTACATAAACACACAATAAGGAAAAATTATTATGCTCAGCACAGAAAAGGATTTATCAGAATCAGATTTTATTGAACACATTAAAGAATGTTGCGGCTTTAACTATGAGGTTATATTAGCTGTTATTAATTATGCTTATCCAGAAAATTCATATAATGATAAAATTGAAAATTTAAGCATGTTCATTAACCTATCCAATGCTAATTCAGTAATAGCTGCTTTTACAGAATTATATAAAAGTGTAGAATTACATTTAGTAATCAATCATGAAATTATTAGAAAAACAGTTCTCAGTGTTCATGGTGCACAAAATCAAAAGACATTCACTCCTACAAAACAAGAATCTGCAGTTAAACAGTCTGTTATTAGAAAACCTAAATCAATTGATACAACTATTAGTATAAATGATGATATTATAACACCCATACCTGTAGACGTTTTGTTTATAACTAATCCTAATTTAGATGATGGTAGCCGATACCCGTATGAAGAGATGGAAAAAGTTTATAAATGTAATCGTGGTAATCTTATGAACTACTGGGGTCAACCTGTTGTTAAAGCTCCAGACGGTATTTATAACGGTTATAACACAGTGTATAGTACAGACATTTATTATGGTGAAATTTGTCAGGTATGCAAACAGAAAATTGAATTACCTGCACTAAACATTAGCACAAAGTTGGCTGGTTAATTTATGTACATTGATAATAATGAGGAACTTTTTGTTAATAGTACCATAGTCAGTTTTCGTTTTGCTAAATCCCGTAAACTATCAATTAAAGAGGTTTTAGTATTAGACTATCTAATCAAGTTTGCAATGACTCAAAAAATGATTGAGGCTAAAAACATGAAGTCAGATAGAATCTTTTACTATGTCGATTTAGTGTATATGGATAGTCACGTATACGGATTGAACTCTGTAAAATGTCAACGTAACGGGATTGACGATTTAGTAGCAAAGGGCATAATATTAAAACATAATGTCTATAATGTTAAGTGTGAAAATTCAGTTAATAATTATGTTTTTGTTAGTATTACCCCCACCCTGATAAAAGAAATTTTAGGTGTTGAGCAAACTAATCACATTATCAGTCTAATTGAAAAGCGTGGTGAAAATGCTGATAATCTAATTGCTAAACTTGCTAAACAATTAAGGTGGCTAAATACTCTTGAAGCAGGTAAATGTAGTAATGGTCAAAATACAAATTGCCCAGCCAATTACATTGAAAAGTTTGCAGCAATTATTGAAAAAGTCTTACGTGCCGACTTAACACAAATTGAACACAAGCCGAAAAAACAATTACCGTTATTACATACGTCTACAGGTACTATGAGTAATTTTGTTACGGCTGATTTATTGAATTAAGAACCTAAAACAGTACAATAACGGCTTTTGCCTTTCAGCAGGATTTCAAAGCCGTTACAGTGAATAGTGGTTACCTCTCCAATCGTTTATAGCAGTTTCAGCTTTTTCACATAATTCATACAAGTTATTCGGGGTGTTTAAGTATTTACCGTTCTCTATTTTAGTAATTTCAAAAAGTGGCTTTAATTCATCAGTCATCAATTCAATTTTAATCATAATATCTTTAGCATAATCACAAACTTCATTAAAGTCACTCAAATTAACAATACATGGTGGTTTTAATTCATTCTTAAATTCTGATACTTCATCAACAATAAATCTATATGTGTTTTTAATTCTATCATGTTCCGTCATACCCGATACACTCCATATGTTTTGTTGATAAACTCAAATAGTATAAAACAGGTGTTGTCAATTTAATTAACCTCTTTAGCCAGTAACGTATCACCTGATATAAAAGTTGACAAGTTTGTACAGCGTAGTACTATCATCATTACACTATACAAACAGGTGGTTTACATGAATATAGCTATTTATTGTCGTGTTAGTACAGGTCATCAAAATGAATCTTTAGATTCTCAGCAAGTTGTTTGCCATTCGCTAATAAAAGAAAAGTTTTCTGATACTAACAATAATGTTACTGTTTATGAGGACATAGCTAAATCAGGTAAGGATATTAAACACAGGGGAGAATTACAGCGGTTAATAGCTGATATAAAATCGGGTGTAATAAATACAGTTGTAGTTTCTCGTTTTGATAGAAGTTTTAGAAACGTTAGACAGGCTTTAGATTTTTTTGATTTGTGCTATCTTCATAAAGTAGACT